CAAGAAATTGCACTTCGTGAAGAAAAAGAATTCTTACATGAAGCTGCTCCAACTAACTCAGTTGGAAACGGAGGTTTTACCTCTTCAGGTGGTCAAACAGTCGCAGGTTTCGATCCTGTTTTGATCTCCTTAATCCGTCGTTCCATGCCCAACTTGGTCGCTTATGACCTAGCAGGTGTGCAACCAATGACTGGACCTACTGGACTTATCTTCGCAATGAGATCTAGATTCTCCACTCAGGACGGAACAGAAGCACTATTCAACGAACCAAATACTGCGTTCTCCTCACAGAACAGCAGCGGTAACCTAACTGATGGATTCTCAGGTGGATCAGTTGGTTTCGGTACAACTGGTGGTACTGGTTTAACAAATGCTACAAACCCAGCTGCTCTTAACCCAGAGGGTTCTCAGTCTGCTACTACCTATCCAACTGGACAAGGTATGCGTACTGATAACGCTGAAGCGTTAGGTGATGCCGATGCAAACTCATTCAATGAGATGGCATTCAGCATAGAGAAGATTACTGTGACTGCGAAGTCCAGAGCTCTCAAAGCTGAGTATTCACTAGAACTCGCACAAGATCTTAAAGCAATCCACGGATTGAATGCTGAAGCAGAACTTGCAAACATTCTTTCAACAGAGATTCTTGCAGAGATCAACAGAGAAGTTATCAGAACAATCTATAAGGTTGCTGAGTCTGGTGCACAAACAAACGTTGCAACAGCAGGTGCTTTCGACCTAGACACAGATTCCAACGGAAGATGGTCAGTTGAGAAGTTCAAAGGTTTGATCTTCCA